CGGGACTGATACCAGGTCTTCATGTCTTCCATGGATTTTCTCCTTCGGGTTGATCATGGTCATGCGCTCAAAGTGGAAGCGTGGCTTCGGCCGGAAGGCCGGAGGCCACGGTCCAGCCGATCTGGCGGACGCGGTAGCGGATCGCAGATGGCGCTGCGCCGAAATCGGCGAGCGCATCGGCGGCGGCATAGGTGAAGGCCGGCACGCCCACCTCGGCATTGCGCAGGCTCGCACCGCCCGTGTCGAGGATGTCGACCCGATAGCGCTCCTGCGGCTCGTCCAGAGGAATGTCATAGGCCTCCCAATTGTCGCCATCGATCCGTCCGGCGCGCGTCCAGGAGAGCCGGATATCGCCCGATGCCTGCCGCGCGGCGCGCAGATGCACAGGTGCGATCGGCGTCGCCGCCCGCCGGCCGCCCGCGAAGGTGAAAGGCCCCACGGTCGAAACGCCCGCCTCCACACGCCAGTTGAGCGAAAGCCCGGCCTCCGCAGGATCGAGGCTCAACGACACGACGGCATCATTGAGAAGGACGACGTCGGCTCCGACCGAGACGCCCGCCTCCATGGCGTCCACCGTGCCGAACAGGCCTCGGAGCAGATTGGAGAGGCGCCAGCGTCCCGGGGCCACCTCTTCGGCCGTCTGAAAGCTCAAGATCTCGAAGACCCCGTTGGCAGCCCGCACTGCCACCCTGTTGGAACCCGCCAGCAATTCCACCTCAGTCACCGAAGCGAAGCTGCCGAACGCGAGCGTCACATCCAGCGCATTCGCCCTGTCGATGCGGCCCGAAACGCCCGGTGCAAGCGCGCTCTCAAGCGTACCAAGCGTTGCCGGCCGTGTTGCAACGGCGCGAGGGCGATAGCCTTCCGTCCCCGTCGAGGCAGAGAGCGTCACAGCGCGCCAGGGCCTGGCAAGAACTGCGGCGCAGGCATAGCTCTCCGGCGCCTTCGATCCCAATTTCGGCAGATCGAGGAAAACCACCTCGGGCGCAAAGGCCAGCGCTGCCCCGCCGGATGTCGAGCGCGTCACGCTTCGCTCGAAGGCATGTGCGCCGACGGGTGGCGCATATTCCACCGCCTCGACGGTTCGCGCCGCGCCGTCTTCGATCCGGGTCACGCGGAAGCGGCCGGCGAGGTCCGGGAGCGTCACGACGTCACCCGGCTCCAGTTCCATCAGGAAAGGCGCAACGCCGAGCTTGATCGAGCGGCGTGCCAGACGTTGGTCGCGCAGGATCTCCTCGGCCGCCGCAGACGCTGTCGCTTCGGCCAGCACGCCGGCAATTGTGCCTGAAGCGACACGGTCATTGCCTGCCGTCATGCGGCGCGAGCGGGCGACGGCGCTTTCATAATCGCCGGCCTCGTCATAGTAATCCAGCGTCGCCTGTGCCGCGACATCGCTTTCCTGCGCCCGCGTCTCGCTCCACAACGGCTTGTCTTCGATATCGGCAAGCACGTCGAGGACGCGCGGCGGCCCCGAGACCTTCGCGCGGGAGGAAAAGACCAGCTTCCCGCCGCTCTCGCGGCAGTCGATCTGGAAGGCCGCCATCAGCGGCTCGATCATGGTGCGCGCTGAGGCGACGTCACCCTGCACATAGCCGGTGAGATCGCCGGAAACCGCAGAGACGTCGAAATCGGCAAAGCCGTTGTCGGTGAGGACTGCGGCGATGACATCGGCCAGCGTTCCGGCCCCCAGCCGACCGTTCAGCCAATGACCTGTCTGCCAGTTGCCGCCATCGGCAAAGAGCGCGGTATCATAGGGAAAAGCCGGAATGGGCCGCGCATCCCAGGTCCAGACGGTGATATCTCGGCTTGCCAGCATTCCGGAAGGTGCCGTGCCGCTCTTCCAGTGGCTGTAATGCGCTTCAAGAAGGCGCCGCTGCATCGCGTCGCTACGCTGGCCGGAAGAAAAATGCGGCAGCGCGCTTTCCGCCGATTTGGGATCTGGAAAGACATTCGGCTGGTTGGCGCCGCGATCCACGGCGGGACAACCGAGTTCGGTGAACCAGATCGGCTTCATGCCCGCGAGCCACGCCGTAGGGCTTGTCAGTTCCGCCCCGCCTCGCCGCTCGTAATGCCGGTTCGTCCACCAGCCGGCAATATCCTTGGCGCGAAAGACCCAGGGTTTGCCGGCCGCGCCGTCGCTTATCGGCGTGCGGCTCCGGCTCGCGCGCGCGGCGTCGCTTGCGTAATACCAGTCGAAATATTCGCCCCCCGTGATGGCGCGCGCCATCGCGTCGCGGTCGTCGGCGGATCTCGCGCCGTCGGGGCTTTCCCCGAGGAGATCGTCGTCGCGCCAGTCGGCCAGCGGCAGGTAATTGTCGATGCCGACCGCATCGATGTTGGGGCTTGCCCAGAGCGGATCGAGGTTGAAGAAATGGTCGCCCGAGCCGTCGTCGGTTTGGAGGCCCGAATATTCGCTCCAGTCGGCGGCATAGGTGAGCTTGACGCCGCCGCCCAGGATGCCGCGGACATCGGCCGCCAGCGCCGTCAACGCCTCGACGAAGGGAAAGGCGCCGGCGGCGTCGCGCAGTCTGGTGAGTCCCCGCATTTCCGAGCCGATGATGAAGGAATGCACTCCGCCGGCGAGCGCTGCCAGATGCGCATAGTGCAGGATCATGCGGCGGTAACCATTACCCGCGCCGATATAGTTGACCGCGACGCCTGAAACGCTGAAATCGCCCGCTGTCGCGGACCCGCAAAAGGCGTTGACGGCCGCACGCGTCGCGGCGCTCTTGTCTGCCAACGCGGTGATCCGCCCACGCCAGGGATAGGCGGCCTGCCGACTTCCGCCATAGGGATCGGTGAGAATATTGTCCGCCGGAATGTCCATCATCATCAGCGGATAGAGCGTGACGGCAAGGCCTCGCGCGGTGAGGTCGGCAATCGCGGCCAGCACGGCGGCATCGTTGGGCGTGCCGCCAAAGGCCGGGCCGCCATTGACCTGCGACACGACATGCGCCGCACCGCGCGACACGCCGGAGACCTGCCACGCAACGCTTTCCTCCGCGCGGCTTGCCGCTTCCACACCCGGGACGACGCGGCACTGGTCGGCGCGCAGATCCGTGCCGAACCACGAAACGACGAGCGACACGCGCTTGAGGTTCGGGCAAAGCGCCTGCAGCTCGTCGAGCGAGGCCTGCCAGTCGGTCGCGGCATAGCCGACATTGCGGTTGAGGATGCGCGACGAACCGACGCCGGTCGCCTCGGTCACCTGGCCCGGCGCATAGCCATGCTCGGTCGCGCCGGGAATGATGGTCACGGCCTCGATCTCTCTTTCCAGCGTCCCGATGGCGCGCACGACCTCAAACTGCAGCACAGGAATGCGATTGCCGAAATCGTCCAGCGGCAGGCGCTCGAAGACGACATAGGCCGTGTTGCGATAGGCCGGCGCATTGCCCGCGCCCTGCTTCGCCTCGATCAGCGGATCGGGCATCTGGTCCGTGGTGCCGCGATAGAGCCTCATCTCGATGCCGGATAGATCCAGCGGCTGCCCGTCCGCCCAGACGCGTCGAAGCGCGGTCACCTCGCCCTCGCAGAGCCCGACGGCGAAATTGGCGAAGTATCTGTAGCTCGTGGTGGTCACCCCACCGCCCCCGAAGGCCTTGCCGCCCGAGCGTTCGCTGGTCACCTCCTCCTCGAAACGCGTCGCCCAGAAGAGCGTGCCGCCGATGCGGGCGGTGCCATAGAGACGTGTGATCGGCGTGCCCTCGTCGGCGCCGGGAATGCGGGCCGTGGCGAGCCGCGCCCCGGTGACGGTGGAGCCGCCGCCGATGAGCGCGCGGTCGATCGAGGCGCCGGCGAGCGCGCCGACCGCCTGGCCAATGGCCGAGCCCACCGGGCCGAAGACGGAACCGAGCGCAGCACCGGCCGCCTGCAACAGCAATGTCGCCATGATGAGGGCCTCAGATTTCGGGGAAACGGTGGAAAGCGGCGATGCGCCGCGCCCAGGAGGGAACAAGAGCCGACGAGATCACGCCGGCCTGTTCGTAGGCGTGGATGAAGCGGCCCTCGCCCGCCAGGATGCCGAGATGCTTGGCAGCCGTTCCCGGCCGGAACCGAAAGAGGAGAACATCGCCCGGGCGCTGTTCGCCATGGGCAATCGGCGCTCCGAAATGCCTGAGCGACGCCTCGGCGAGCCGCTCGATGCCGGATCGCTCGGCCCAGTCGGGCGTATAGGGTCCCGGGTCCTCCGGCTCCTCGCCATAGATCTCCCGCCAGATGCCGCGGATGAGCCCCAGGCAATCGCAGCCGACACCCTTGAGCGAAGCCTGATGCCGGTAGGGCGTGCCGATCCAGCCGACCGCCGCGTTAAGTATGCGCGCAGAAGTTTCCACCGGGTTCATATCCAGTTCAGCTAGGTCAGTGTAAAAAATGTCTTAACCGACGAAGCTCGGAGGGAACTTCCGGCCGTCGTCGCGATTACAGAGAGTATCGAGTCTGTATTCTTGGGGAACGCACATGACGCTGCAGACACTTGTTATTGTCAGTCTGGTCTTCGCAGGTTTCTTCCTGGCCTCCGCGCCTGAACGCGCTTCGCTGATCGACATGCTCGGCCTGCGCAAGAAGACCGGTCGTTGATCTTCCTCTCCCACAAGTGGAGAGGACACATCACCCCACCAGTATCGAGCCATCGTGCGTCGTCGCCCCGCTCACATAGCTGTAGGCGAAATCGGACCCCGGCATGTGGGGAAAACCCTGGAAGTTCAACTCATTGCCGAACTTGGCCTTGCATGTCGCAAAGGCCTTGTCGCAGCCCGCAACAATCTCGAACGTATCGCCTGCCGCCGGGCTTTCCGGCAGAGGCAGCCAGAAGGTGAGCCGCGCCGGTTCTCCGAACTGATGTCCGCCGATATCCACCGCACGACCAGCCAGCGCCCCGCTGGTGAATGTCAGCACGCCGAAGCCGAACCAGCCTGTCGCGAAGGCTGAAAGCCCCGCGACGCTTGCCTGCAGCGTATCTGCCGCCACAATCGTTCCCGCCGTCCTGAACACTGCGAGATTGATGCCGCAGCGTCCGTCCCCCAGCCGCGCATCGCAACGCCGGCCATAAACGCGCCCTGTCGGCTGGTCGAGCCGTGCGGCAAGGCCTCGCAGTTCGGCGCGAAAGCTGTTGTCGGTGCGCGTCACCTCGCCGATCTCGCGAACATGTTCGAGCAGGAATTGCGCCGGCTCGGCCCAGTTGACCAGCAGAACCTCGACCCGCGCGCCATCGTAGCGGCCACGCTCCAGATCGATCTCGGCAATCGCATCGGACGAGAACGCGCCGGCCACCTCGCCATTGGGCGCGGCCAGCCCCAGCGCCGTCTCCGCCTCGCTGGCCGAAAAGCCGCTGGCCGCGAGAAAGCGTGTGCCGTCCGCCGTGATATCGGCATCGTGTTCGGTAAAGCCCAGCACGGTTCCATCGCGGCGGGTGACACGCCAGCAGCGGCACAACGTCGTCGCACCGGTCTCGATATGCGCCTTCAGCGCAGCGGGAAGCTCTCTCATGGCAGGACCTCGATCAGCGGAATGGTCGGAATGCGCCCGGCGTTGAAGGCGGAGAGATCGATATCGATGCGGCTGACGGCAAAGCGCACCGGAACGTCGAACTCGAACCCGGCCTGCACGATGGCGCCTGCCGGTGGGACGAAGCCGCTGGCGAAGGTGACGCGCCCGGTGGTCACATCCACCGCGAAACGCCCCGCCGCCTGCTCGACACCATTGACCGCCACTCGCACCGAGCCTGCGACCGGCTTGGCGATGGCGCGCGTCACCGAGGCCCCGGCATCGGCATAGGACTTCACTAGCTGGAAGCTCGCCGTCACGCCATCGCCCGCGCCGATGACCTGATCGCTGGGGGTGACCGCCTCTCCCGGCGGCACCGACTGATGATCCACCGGATCACGGAACCGAAACCCGTAGAGCTCGCCCGACCGCGCCTCGAAAAAGGCCAGCACCGCATAGAGATCGGCCACCGAGCGAATGCCGGAACCGGCATCGTACGAGCGCCGCGAATTGCGCCACCGCGCATTCCGCGCCTCGCGCCCGTTGGAAAGATTAACAATATCCGTCATCCGCTCCGGCCCGCCACTGACGCCAAGCGCCAGCCGCAGCGGAAAGCGGACCTCATGGAAGGAGGTCATGGGTCGTAGCCTTTCCTGCTCTCCCCTTACGGGAGAGGATAGCTTGTGCCGGAGAGCCGAGGGTGCTGCGGGCCTGTCCTCTCCCGCTGTGGAGAGGACAGGCCCCTTACACCCCTCGCCTGCCTCTTGCCGTCGCCCGCGTCAGCATGGCGGAGATCTGTGCTTCGGATTTGCGGAAGCTGCCGGCATCCGTGGCGGTCACGTTGAAGACGATGGTCTGGCCGGCGGTTCCGCCTGCGCCCGCCGCGACGCCGAGCCGGCCGTCGGGGCCACGTTTGAGAGGGAGGATCGCTTCGGAGCCCGCCTCGCCCATCAGGCCCAGGCCGCCGCTCGTCGGGAAGTAGGTGGGCGCGGAGACGACCCCGCCGGCGGCGAAGGGCTGGATCGAGCCGGGCACGCCGCCCTTGGCGAAACCGAAGAGACCGGAGAGGCCCGTCGAGAGGCTTGAGGTCAGGCTGCCGGCGGCGCTGTTGACGAGGTTTTCCAGCGGCTTCATGCCGGCGGAGAGCGCAATGTCCGTCAGGCGATTGCCGAGGCTTTTCAGCACATCCTCCAGGCTCTTGCCATCGACGCTTGCCGATTTGAGCGCCGAGGAGAGCGCCGCACCGAAGGATTTCGAGCGGGCTTCGAGCTGAGTCATCGCCTGGTCGAGGGCTGCCGTGTCGAGACTGCCCGGGTTGTTGAGCGCGGTCGGGTCGGTCATGCGTCCTGCTCCTTTTGGTCGGGGAACCGCGCCATCAGATCCTTCAGCGGCAGGTCGAAACGGGGCGTCAGCCCGCCGGTGATGGCGTGGAATTCGAGGGGCGTCAGCGCCCAGAAGTCGCGTGGGGCAAGCCGCAGCAGGAAGAGACCGGCATGGATCGCCTGGCGCCAGGGAAAGGCACGGGGCTGAGCCGCCTCACCTGCTGCGGCGCTTAAGGGCGGGGCGTGACGCCCTGCCCTGAAACCGGTTCACCGCCTCGCGACGCACCCCACGAGGTTGCCGCCTGGCCTTGCCGCGCCTCGCCCTGCGGTCCAAAGGCCGAAAGCAAGAGTTCCGCGACGACACGCGCCGCGCCCGCCAGTCCGTTTTCGATTTCCAGTTCCGCCACATCCTCGTCCGACAGCAGATTGCCGCCGCCGCGAAGGCCGGCACCCAGAATCCGGATCATGTCCGCCGCCTTCAGCCGGCCGGTCGAGAAGCGGGCGGCAAGATCGTGGAGACTTTCCGCACCGAAGGCCGTTTCGAGTTCCGCGAGACCGCCGAGCGTCAGGCACAGCACGCGGCGTTCGCCGCCGATCACCGCCTCGATCTCGCCGCGCCGGCGGTTGGCGCGCCCTTTGGTCAGCCGCTCCATCAGAGTGCTCCGAAGCCGAGTTGGCCTGCCGATTCCAGCGAGAGGTCGAACAGGACCTCGCCGTTATACTGGCCAGAATATTCGAGTGCAGCGATCTGAAACGGCCCTGTCACGGTGCCGAAATCCGGGATAACCACCTGCCAGTTGAGGATCGCACCGGAAAAGAAGGAGCTGCGCACCAGCTCGTCGGAGCCGGCATCCTTGAACAGGCCGGAACCGGAGAGCGAGGCGCGGTTGATCCCGGCGCCCGCCAGCAGCTCGCGCCAGCGCCCGGCGCTTTCGGCATCCGTCACATCCACCTGGCTCGCGTTGAAGGCGAGCTTGCGACTGCGCAGGCCCGCGACCGTGACATAGGTGGAGGACGTCGCGTTGAAGACTTTCAGAAGCAGATCGCGGCCTTTTTGCGCGGTCATGGGATAATCCTTTCTGAGCGTGTCGATTGCGGTTCACTTGAAGCCGCGACTGTGGTTTGGTGCGCCGGTTCTCACCTCTTTCGGCTTTCCCTTGTCCCCCTCGCCTTCCTCAGCTTCACCCTCGAAGCTCCGCCTGATCTCGATCCTGTCGCTCTCCCAGCTTCTCGGCTGGGGAACGACATTCGACATGCCGTCCGTGCTCGGTCGGCAGATGGCGCGCGATCTTGGCCTACCCTTCGAGACAATTTTCGCCGGGCTTTCGGTGATGATGATCATGGTGGCGCTCGCCAGTCCGCGCATCGGGCGTCTGCTGGTGCGCGCCGGCGCGGCGCGGGTGCTGGCGGCGGGGTCGGGGATTCTGGCGCTCGGCCTTGCGGGCCTCGCCTCGGCGCAGGGGCCGATCAGCTATTTTGCCGCCTGGGTGGTTATCGGGCTGGGCGGCGCGTTTGCTCTCACCGTTCCGGCCAACACGGCTATCGTTGAACGCGAAGGTCTCGATTCGAAGAGGACCATGTCCACCATGTCCGTCTTCACCGGGCTTTCCTCCGCCATCTTCTGGCCGGTGCTGACCTTTGGAGACACGGTCTTCGGCTGGCGCATCTCGCTTTATCTGGCAGCTGCCGCGCATCTCCTCGTGATGCTGCCGATCCATATCTGGGCCCTGCCGCCGCGTCGCATCAAGGCGGAAAGCACGGTCGCCCTGGAAACGATGGCGCATGCCCCCCTGATCGGCCGACGGCGGATGATCGCGCTCGGGCTGATCGCGGCCGGCTCCAGCCTCATCGCGCTGCTCACCTTCGGCATCTCGCCGTCGCTCATCGAACTGCTCAAACAATCCGGAGCCACGCCGGAGCTGGCGCTGACACTGGGGTCATTGCGCGCGGTCATCGGCATTTCGGCGCGCCTCGGCAGCACCGTGCTGATCGAGCGGGTCTCCACCGTCACATCCGGCCTTGTCGGCAGCGTCATTCTGCTCGCAAGTTTTGCCATGCTGACGCTGTTTGCGCCGTCGCTGGCTGCGCCCGCAGGTTTCGTGCTGCTGTATGGCGCCGGCGCGGGTATCGTCACCATCGTGCGCACCCTGCTGCCGCTCGCCTTCTTCTCGCGCGCCGAATTCGCGCTGATCTCCAGCCGCGTGGCGCTCGCCCAATATGCAGCCACTGCCGTGGCACCCTTCCTGTTCGCGGCCATCCTCGAAAACCTCGGGCTGAAGGGCGTGCTGACCGTCTCCGTCGGAATCGCACTCGCCTTTCTCGGCACAATGATCGGGCTGGCGCGGTTGCAGCGTGCCGAAGCCGTGCGCGGCCCGATCGCCTAGCCGCCCACCGTTACCGCGCGGAACACCGTTTCCGCCACATGCGCATCGGTTTTCGCCTCGCGCCGCGTCCGTGTCTTCACATGCAGGAGACTGACGAGCGTCACACCGCTCGCGAGCGTCAGCCGAGCATTGTCGAGGCTCTGGCGGAGGAGGCCGGCGATTGCCTGTGCCTCGCGATGGCCGGGGGAGGACGACCAGGCGTCGAGCGAGATTAAGTGCTCCAACCCGCCGTCATTGTCGGCCCCCCATTCGGTGGAGGTGATCTCGCGCAGCACGACATAGGGCATCGTGGCCCTGGTGAGCAGGCGGTCGTGCACGGCGTTTGCGCCGATGATCGCCGTCAGCGCCGCATTGGCATTGAGCGCTGCAACGATGGCGGCGGAGAGCGCCGATTGCGGATCGGTCATAGCGCTCCCTCCTCGCATAGACACACGAGAAAGCGGCCGGTTTCGTCCGGGTCGCGGACGGCGCGGATGCTGAACATGCGCGCGCCTTTCCTGAAGCGCATGCCCTCGGCAACGCCGTCGCGGGCACGGATCCAGATGCGGTGGGTGAGCTGGCCGCGCATCTGTCCCGCAAGCTCGGCAGAGCCGAAATTGGTCGGCTCGATGCGCGCCCAGAGCGAGGCGGCGACCGTCCAGTCAAGCGCAGCGCCGCCCTGCCCGTCGGGCGTCGGGATGGCGGCTTCCAGGTCGAGCCGGGCGGTCAACTGGCCGGGGTCGAGGAAGGTCACGTTCATGGGTCAAAGCCTCAACGTGCGATAGGGCGCGACCAGCCGGTCGTAGCCGGCAGGGACGGCGGCGGGCTGCATCTCGGGCGAGACCGCCCCGCGCAATTCGTACATCAGCGCGACATGCATCAGCATCGCCCGCTTCAGCGTATCCGGCACCTCCGCCCCCGTGTTGCCGAAACCGGCAACGACATCGATCTCGATGCCGTTGATCGGACGGCTGGTCGGGGGCTGCGTGGCAAGGAAAAGCCGCGCCGGGCTTGCAGCGGAATCCAGCATGTGGCCGGTCAGCGGCACGGCCAACGGATCGCCCGCCGCATCATAAACCGTCACGCTTTCAAGGCCTTGCAGCGGCGCGATGGGAAGTTGAATCATGCTGCCCGCCGGCCAGTCGTCGAGATAGACGCGCAGCGTCTGCGTGATCAGCGCGAGGCCGGCGGTTGCTTCCAGATAGGCCCTCGCGGCGGCGATCAGACCGGTCAGCAGCGTGTCCTCCGCGCTGCCGTCGAGGCGAAGATGCATTTTCACATCCGCCAGCGTCAGCGGTTCCGCCGCGGGCGGCGCAATGATGGAATGGGTCATGGAGGCCTCGGATTGTGGGGTAAATCGGGTGTTCAGGGATGCCCCCTCTCTTGCGATTTCTCCCCCACCAGGGGGGAGACTGGAGCGAGAAGGGCCGGCATCCCCTCCCATCTCCCCCTTGGTGGAGGAGAAAGCAAAATCACGGCCTTAGGCGCAGCCTAAGTCGTAGATTTTGCAACATAGGGGGTCCGTGTCGGTGTCAGTGTCCCATCACGCCGTGCCGAATTTGACGAGCTTGATTGCCTCGAAGTTCTGGATCCCGCCTCCGACGCGCTTGGTGGTGTAGAACAGCACATAGGGCTTGGCGGAATAGGGATCGCGCAGCACGCGCACGCCCAGGCGATCGACGACGAGATAGCCGGCGCGGAAGTCGCCGATGGCGATCGAATAGCTGTCGGCGCCGATATTCGGCATGTCTTCGGCCTCCACCACCGGATAGCCCATCAGGCTCGCCGGCTGGCCGGGACCGGTCGGCGGCAGCCAGAGATAGTTGCCGTTGGCGTCCTTGAAGCGGCGGATCTGGTTCTGCGTCTTGCGGTTCATGACGATGGAGGCATTCTGGCGATAGCCGGCCTTCAGCGCATAGACCGTGTCGATGAGCACATCGGACGGCCCGGAGGAGGCGAAACCGCCCGACACGCCGGTCGTGACATAGCCGAGCTTGCCCCAGCTCCAGCTCGCATCCGCCGCCTTTGTCGCCGTGAGGAAGCCGGAGGGCTGGGTGACGCCGTCGCCATTGACGAAGGCAGCACCTTCCTGTTCGGCAAAGACGATCTCGATTTCGGAGGAGATCCAGGACTCGATATCGACCGCGCTGTCATCCAGCAGCGACTGCGTGGCGGCCGGCATGGCATAGAGCTCCATCACCGGAAAGGCGAGTTCCGCGAGCTGGGCGCTGCCGGTCTGCGGCCGCGCCGCCGTTTCGCCGGCCCAGCCGGTCGCCATGCCGGAGGTGGCGAAGGGTTTCTTCAGCACGGCCGTCGAGACCTGCCGCACGGTCGCCAGCGCACGGATCGGCGACACGACGGAGAGGCGGCGGCCGATTTCGGCATCCAGTTCCGGCGTGACCGTATAGCCGCCATCGGCGCCCGTGCCGACCGCCATCGCCTTGGCCTCGATCGCGCGCAGGTTTGCCTCGTCGCCGCGGCGGATATAGGCCTCGAAGGCCGCCTTGTGTTCCAGCGCTTCGGCCGGCGAAACCCCGGGCCGGCCGAGCGGCGGGCGCGCCCCCTTGAGCGCCAGGCGATCCAGCAGCTTCTTCTGCTCGTCCATCGCCTTGTCGATGCGGCCGAGCTTTTCCACCGTCAGCGCATCGGCCACCTGCTTCTTTTCCATCTCGGCAAGCCGCCGGTCATTCGTCTCCTTGAAGGCCTCGAATCCTTCCATGAAGGCATCGAAGGCCGAATTCACATCATCGTGCGCCGCCTTGATCTCCGGCGCGGTGGTCAGTGTCTGTTGGCTCATGGGCTTTTCCCTTTCTCGGGCAACAAAAAAGGGGCCGCAGATGCGACCCCTTTTTCCGGTAAAAGAGAGGGGTCGCAACGCGGCCCCTCGGGCGAAACCGGCGCGCGGATGGCGGGCCGGGAATTCTTTCTTCAACCCCGCATTACCCCTGCCGCGTGGCGGAATTTGGCGGCGAGTATTGCGCCAGCACCCAGCTCCTTCACCTCGCTGACGCGGGCGGACGGAAGCATGGGAAAGGTGACGACGGAGATTTCCCAAAGGTCGGCTTCGAGGATGTGGCGGATGCCCGTCCTGGCGTCGCGCTTGGCGCGGACCGTCTGGAAGCCGATGGAGAGCCCATCGAGCGCACGCGCCTTCATCAGCCGGCGCACCTCGTCGGCCTTTGAAACGCCGGGCGCGAACTGGCCCTCCACG